CCCACCAGCGCGCGCAGTTGATCGCAATATCCGGTAATGACCGCATCAAGGAAGCGATCCCACTCGGTCTCAGTCAGGGTGGCGAGATCCGATTTGCCGATACTCTCGAGGTATTCGCCACCATATTGGCCGCCAACGCTCATGGCCTGCATTTCATTTGGGGTGGGATCGATCATGCCTGTCCTCCTGTGACAGATGTCCTGGCAGGTGCGAGAACAGAGGCGTTTACGGCTTTGGTCCCGCCGCTTGTCCGAGACGGTGAATATCGGGTTGAACCAACCAAACCCGCGAGGTTCCCGGTGGCAGACGGTGCAGAGGCCGGAGTTGATGTGGCGCATGGATCAAACCTGTAGCCGGAGATTTCAAGAAAGCGGCCAGACGGGTGTACCGAGATCGCGATTGGCCGGGTCAGTTGCCCCGACTGCGCAATGGCATCGTCGACCGTGCGTGGCATCGGGAAGCCCGGCGCGCGCTTGCGCCACCACTCGAGCGCCTTCTGGCGCGCATAGCCCTGATGCTCGACACAGACCCATTCGTTGTAAGACTTGAGCCCGCAGCTATAGGTGACCTTCATTGAGGGCAGCCCGCCGCGCTTGTCATGACGGCTGTAGGACACACCATGCACTGGCAGCCATTGGACTTTCGGCGACAAAACCGGGAGCGTGGCCGCTGTAGGGGCGATCTTCACCTCACGTGCTGGAAAGACATAGCCACAATCAGGGCATTCCGTCGCCGAGAGCGCCATGATGCTGTCGCACTCAGGGCAAACCTTTGTGGGTGCCTCGCCACCCCCGCCATAGCCTGGGCGTTTCGGGCGGACCAGATCGATCGGCCCGTGGCGGCGGACATTGCCTGCAAAGTCGAGCACCAAGCAGTTTTCCTTGTCCGGAGCCAAGCGCGTGCCGCGACCGACCATTTGGACATAAAGCCCTGCGGATTTGGTGGGACGCAGCAAAGCGATGAGATCGACGGCGGGCGCATTGAACCCGGTCGTCAGCACCCCCATCGAGGCCAGTGCGCGGATTTCACCGCGCTTGAAAGCCGCGATGATGGCATCGCGCTCCTCCTTTGGCGTATCCCCGAAGATCGTGCGGCACGTGATACCTTGACGCGCGAACTCTTCGGCCACATGGCGTGCGTGATCCACGCCTGAGCAGAACGCCAGCCAGGATTTGCGGTCTTTTCCATGGGTGATGATCTCGGCAACGGCCGCACGCGTCATCGCTTCGTGATCGACCGCGGCTGCCAGATCGCGCGCAATGAAATCCCCCGCACGGGTGCCGACCTTCGAGACATCCAGCCGCGTGGCAGGCTGTTTCGAGATCAGTGGGCTCAGAAACCCTGCGTCAATGAGATCACGCACCGGCGCCTCATAGGCAATGTCAGTGAAGAGTGCGTCCTTCCCCTCATGCAGCATACCGCTGCCCGTTCGGAACGGCGTGGCCGTAAGCCCGATCACCTTCAGCGCGGGATTAATCACCTGCAGGGCGTCCAGAAAGCGCCGGTACATCGTGCTGGAATTGCCCGGGATCAGATGGGCCTCATCAATCAACACCAGATCGGTGTGGCCGATTTCATGGGCGCGGCGATGGATGGATTGGATGCCTGCAAACAAAACACGGGCCTGCGCCTCGCGCTTGCCCAAGCCCGCCGAATAGGTGCCGGCAGGTGCCTCAGGCCAAAGTCCGATCATCTCAGCATGGTTCTGGGCGATCAACTCGCGCACATGGGTCACGATTAGGATGCGCTGATCCGGCCACGCCTTCAGCACCCCCTCAATGAAGGACGCCATGACGAGCGACTTGCCGCCAGCCGTTGGGATCACAATGCAACAGTTGCCAGATTTGGTCTCGTAGTATTCGTAGATGGCAGCAATGGCAGCCTCTTGGTATGGGCGCAGGGTCAGCATGGCGCGGCCTCCGTATTGCGGGCGTCATTTGACCAGGAGGAGCCATCGTTCATGCGGTAGGTGACAATATCGTCGCCCGTATCGATCACCTCACCCGGCACGAGATCGGGGATGAAGAGATGTCTGCTGCAGGCGGCCCGCTGCTCGGGTGGAGCCAGCATCCGGTCGTGGCGGGCGCAGTGCCAACCGCCAACGACTGCAGTGGAATGCAGACAGGAACGACAGGTCACAGCGGCAGCGCCACCCTCATGACAGGCAGCGTGGTGATCGCAAAAACGACATTCAAACCAAGCCGAATCTTCGCTGATCCGCGCTGGTGGGTGTTGGGCGAAGATAACCCGACCAGCCTTTTCCAGAAGGCGTTCTGCCATGGCAGGATCAGCCTCAACCCGTTCGATATGCAGCGCGTCAGTGTTCTTGCAGACCGCCATATAAAGCGCGCGGGTGATGCCTGTGAGGTGCATGTAGATCTGCATCTGCGCGGCATGCTGCGGCTTCGATGCCACCACGCCTTTCGCGCTCAAATCCGCAAAACTCTTTAAGCCATGCGTTTTGAATTCCAGCACATGCCAGGTTTTTGGCGCCTCGAGCAAACCGAGGGCGACGCCATCCAGCGAGCCGCCAAAATGACCGCCATGGGCCTCCACGCGGATTTGCCGTCCTGTTTCGGGGTCTAGTTCCAAAACAGTGGCCCCTGTGGCGCGCAGGTTGCGAACCATACGGTCCTCCTCCAGCTGGCCGGTCTCAAACAGACGCAGCAGGCGGCCGGAAAAGCGTGACGGCGTCACCCAGCGGAAATCATACCAGAGCGCGCGTGCGCAAGATTTACCGATGATGGATGCGCCGAGATGGTCACGGAAACCATCGCCCTGGCGGGCCTCATAATCGGCGTAGATCGCCGTCAGCGTTGGCGTGGGTGGTGCGGGAAGATCAGCCATCACAAGCCCTCCCGTTCGCTACGGGCTTGGGCCTCGGCCAGAATGCTGCTCCAAGTGTCCGGGTCATGGCGCTCGCGCAGGACGCCGATCAGAGCATCTTTCAGCTTTTCGCGGCGACGACGGCCGGTGCCTTTGGCAAGCAATTCTGCCCGTTCACGGCACAGGTGGCGCAGCGCGGTGCGCGCCCGGTGAAACCAGTCAGGGTCGATGGGCTTTTGCCCCCGTTGGCGCGCCAGATCAGCAGTCGCAATCTGCGTGCGGATCTTGGCAATATCGTCGTCGAGTGCGATCAACCGGCGCTGGTCATCAGGCAAGCCGGAGCTGATCACGGCCCGAGGGGCCGCGTTATGCAGGTCAGTCATGGGAATATCCTCAGATGGCGTTGGACGCTGCCCCGTCAGTCAGGGATGCGGAGCAGCGCGATTGATCAACCCTTCTTGTTCCAGGGCGCGGAGGCCAGCTTGGGCGGCGCGGAAGCGGCCTGCGTTGAGGGCGGTGCTGCTGGGGCTGCGCCAGGTTTTGCGGCGGCTGCAGGAGCGCCTGCACTTTCAGGCGGCAAATAAGCAATGGCGTTGCTCTCGCCGTAGCCGTTCTTCGGCGGCTTGATCTTTACCTGGATCGTCATCGGGATCAGGTGCAGTTCCTCGCTGTCGCTGACATGCATCCGGCCCGTCGCATGGCAGATTGCCGACAGCGTCCGCTGTGCAATCTCGACCGTGGTGGGGTTCGGGTTCACCAGGTTCAGCTGATCAAAGATCTTCCAGCCCTTATGCTGGCCGTCCAAAATATCCAGCATCAGCCAGAGGAACTGGCCCATACCGTTGCGGGTCACGCGCATTTCACTCTCGACGATCTGAGCACGGTATTTGCCTGCGGGCAGCAGCTCATAGGGGGTAGTGGGTTCAACGCTGGTGGCGTCAAAGGACGTATCAAAACGTGCCATGGTTATATCCTTTCAAGGCAATCATTGGGATTGGGGCATGGCTGCGAGGAACTCTGACCACGAAAGCGGCAGAGTGTCCGGCAGGCCGTAACGGTTTTTGGCAAGGAAGGCGGGGCGCTCCTCGGTGTGCATGACGCGCGCACCGGACCCGAGCGCCCGGGTCACCTTCTTGTTGAAGCCGACATCAGATTTGGCGACCGAGATATGATAGTTGGCAAAGAGCACCACATCAGAATGCTCCTGCAGAAGAGCCGAGGCGCGGGTTTGCAGCTTGATCACATACCGATCGTAGGGCTCATGCTCGGGGCTATCGAAACGCTTGATGTCGGTATGGGCGATCTGGATGACCACCATGCCCTTCCGGTCGCGCAGCGCGTTCAGCTTATCGAGGTATTCGCGCCAAATGGTCAGAGCCTCGGCGTAGCCCTTGCCAAAGCCCGGGGTTTCGATCGACTGCCAGCCATTGCGTTTGCACGCCTCAGCCCAGATCAGCGGCTCGAGCCAGTCGACGCTGTCAACGACGACCGTGCCGTAGTCGTGATCTTCCTCCAGCAAGGCGTCGAGCGCTTCCGCGACTTCGGAATAACTGGTCGCCAACGGAAAATGCGGGACCTGCAGTTTGCCGAGGCCATCCTCAGTCATAATGAACACAGGCCTGTCAGCGTCAGCCGCGAAGGTGGATTTACCGACACCAGCCACGCCGTGGATCAGAATGCGCGGCGGCTGGAGCACCGATTTTTTGCGCAGAGATGCGAGGGAAATAGCCATCAGCGCACCTCCTCCCTGCCTGAAACCAGCCTAAGCCTTAGCGTCCCCACCTTCACGGTGCGCGCGGGCTCAAACCCCTTGCGCCAGGCTTCCGGCAGCGCGCCATACTTGCGCTCAGAGACACTGAACTTCGTGTCTATAAACTCGGCCGGGTTCTCGCCGCTGTCGGCAATGTTCTTGCCAATCTGTGCGAGCTTCTCCTGGTCCCACTCGACGCGCTTGGGCAGGTCTGCCACCACGGTGTAATCGCCATCGACCAGCCGCACAGTGCCGGTATCCTTGCCGCAGCCCCTGCGGGCCTCCTCAGCACGGGTGGCATAACGTACTTCGAGAGCGGCGCCAAACCGCGTGTTGGCCGCTTTCAGCTGTTTATTGGCATGATCAAGCTCGCCTTGAAGGGCGACCAGCAGGTCTACCGGCATCTGCGACAGTTCGCCGGTGGACATGTTGAGCATGTCGTCCACGCTCGGGGTGTTATTGGGATAAGTCATGGTTTCTCCTTTTCGGGGTATAGGTCAAGCGGCTGCAGCAAGTTGCTTCACAGCGGCAGAGGGGACAGCGCAGTTGTGCGGCCGGACGATGGCGACATAGGCAAAGCGATCCGGTCCAAGGCGTTCTTGGACAAGGTGGATGCGGCCAAGCTCACAAAGGCGAAATGCTACACTGGCAGTCGCGCGGAGGTCTTCAAGATCGGGTTTCCTCAGCGTGGAAACGTTCGAGGTCATATCAACAGCCAGAAAGCCGTCGTGATAAACCAGCCGTGCACCAGGCGCCGCCGTATCCACCCAGGCCATCAGTTTGAATTCCGAAACCTTGGGCGCATTGCCTACGAAACGGGTCGTCATGCGGCGCACCGAACGGCACTCAAATGATGAGTAGCGCTGCTGGCTTGTGTATTCGTGACTTCAAAGTCGATGATATCTGTCAGGCGATAGCGTACGTGCCGACCAATCCGGACGAACTGCGGCCCACGACCTTCGGTGCGCCAACGTTCCAAAGTGCGCGGCGCAATGTTCCAGCGCCGAGACAGGAGCTTTGTGCTCAATAGAGAGTTTTCTTGGTTCATAGCGGTCCTCATCACGTTGATGAGAACACCTTGCCAAAGCCTTGGGTTGGAGGTCGTGGCACGAATGGTCGGTAGCTAAAATTAATTTTTGTAGGAAAATCAATGCCCGATAAATTTTCGGTCGGAGCTCCAACCCAATACCAACCAACCACCAACCATGCGCCGACCGAACACCGACCAAATGGGACGATGCGCCCGTCACCAAAATCGAATCTCGATCACATCAGACACAAAAAAGCCCGCTCGCAGCGGGCCTGTTCAGCATGGAGATTAGATGTCAGGTGCCGACGCGCATTGTCACCACCAGGGAGGGCTCCAGCATGTAATAGCCCCTACGCCCCGACACAGGATGAATAATGTCTCGCCACCCTTTTCGGCTAGAAAACAAATAGCTGAGCTTCAACGAGGCCGAACCTGCCGCCGTTAAGATTTGGGCGCCACGCTGCTCCGGGTCACCCGTGATGGAACAGATGAACAAATAGTTCAAAGCACGCGCCTGCATATCTGTAAAAAGATAATGCCGGTCATTAAGGTCAAACGACAAAAACCGATCATAATCATTAGCATGTGGAGCGTCGGCGGCCATAACTATCGCCTCAAAATGCTCGCGTTCAGCGGCGCGCACAAGAAGTGCGTCTCGATAAACCACCCAATCTCTATTGCCCTCGAATGTTGCTACCTTACCACCATCTTGGACAAAAGACGAAACAGAACAGGCCTGCTTTCGCAACACGCGCATCGCATCACGCCGCTCCAGATCCACGACGCCCTCAAAATCCAGGTTGGGACGACCAGGCCGATCCTTTCGATCGGCAAACACAAAGGATCCATAAACACGGACCGAGAGGGCAAGCTGGCCCGTTTCTACTACATAGCCTAGCTCAGATCCGGAGATGCCCCAATCCAACAGAACCTCTTGTAGGGTAAAATACTCGCGTGGAATCAACATTGGCAGCCCCTCTTGTTCATGGATTGTTCTTATCTATTTGACTGTCCTATTTCAACATAATAGATATCCAAATTAGTCCACAACCGACTGGGGATAACCATGATCGTCACGAACATTGCACAGCGATTGAAGGCACGCGCCTTCCAACTCGACATGACCCCCGCGGCCGTTGCAGAGGCCTCAGGCCTCAACCGTTCCTTTATTTACGACATCATCCGCGGCAAATCTGTGCGGCCGAGCCGTACCAAGCTGCAGAAGGTTGCGGATGTCTTGAAGGTCGATGTTGAATGGCTGATCGACGGAGATGGAACGATAGAGGGCGATGCACCCAAGATCTATTCCCCCGACACAACCTTCGTCGGCATCTCCGGCGTCAAGGCAAAGGCCTCAGCGGGTGGTGGTACGGTCATCCATTCAGAGGATGAGCAAGCCAGTAAACTCTATCATTTCCGGCTATCCTGGATTGAAGATGAACTTGAGGCAAACCCAAAACATCTGAGGATCTTGCGCGTTACTGGGGACAGCATGGTCCCCACACTGAATGATGGCGATACGATCCTGGTCGATATGAGCCGGAAGTCTCCCTATCCGCCAGGTCTGTTCGTATTGCACGACGGCATGGGACTGATGGCCAAACGGATCGAGCATATACCTTCCAGTGAACCACCCCGTATCCGTGTTACCTCAGACAACCCGAACTATTCACCCTATGAATGTCTTCTTGACGAGGTCAATATCGTTGGCCGGATTAGGTGGTACGGCAGAGTGGTTTAATACACGTTCACGTCAGAGGGCGTCACAAACCGACATTAACCGACAACATACTGTTTTTACTTGTCAATACGCACTGAACGTATCCTTTTTGGCCCAAGTCAAAGAGGTCAATTATGAACAATTCATCCAAAAACTGCGGCGCGGGTCCCAACCCCCTGCACCCTGACCGCATGACGGCGCATGAACGCCGGACCGAGCTATATGGCCTGCTGGCCAAGGCCGTTGTGCGCCTTAAAGAGCGCGATCGGGACCATCTATCCCAGAATACTGGAGACTGTTCGCTACACTTCCCTCGCAAACAGAGCGGTACTGCGACTCCAACTCAGAGGAGATTTGCATGACCACACACGAACCCATCCTGACGCGCTTGGCCGCCCTGAAAGCCATGTCTGTCAATGAGCTAAAGGCTGAATGGCAGGCGCTGTTTAACGCCCCTGCCCCAAACAATAGCCACAGGTTTTTAGAAAGCCGTTTGGCTTACCGGATCCAAGAGCTGACCTATGGTGGCCCGGACAAGCAGACACGCCGCATGCTGGACCTGCTGGCCGACGAAGTCGAAGGCACGCTGACGCGCAAGGCCCAGATTGCAGATCCGCGTAACCCGGTGGTCGGGACCAAGCTCATCCGCGAATGGGATGGTGTTGCCCATACGGTGACTGTGCTGAAAGACGGCTTCGATTGGAGAGGACAGCGCTACAAGTCGCTGTCGGCTGTCGCCCGCGCCATCACCGGAACGCGCTGGAACGGCTACCGCTTCTTTGGACTGCGTGAGCGGAAGCGAGGTGAGGCATGACGGACGTTCCGACAATACCCACCCGCCGCCTGCGTTGCGCCATCTACACCCGTAAATCGAGTGAGGAAGGCCTCGAGCAGGAGTTCAACAGTCTGCATGCGCAGCGCGAGGCCTGCGAGGCCTATATCGCGAGCCAACGCTCCGAAGGCTGGGTCTTGGTGCGCGATCAATATGACGATGGCGGCATCTCTGGCGGAACACTGGAGCGCCCTGCCCTGCAGCAACTGCTTGTTGATATCGAGGACGGGTTGGTCGACGTCGTTGTCGTTTACAAAATCGACCGTCTCAGCCGCTCGCTTATGGACTTTTCCAAACTGGTCGAGGTGTTCGATCGCAACGGCGTGACCTTTGTCTCCGTAACGCAATCGTTCAACACAACCACATCCATGGGCCGCTTGACGCTGAATATCCTACTCAGCTTCGCACAGTTCGAGCGCGAGGTCACCGCAGAGCGTATTCGCGACAAGGTGAAGGCCTCCCGCATGAAGGGTATGTGGATGGGCGGCTATGTGCCCCTCGGTTATGATGTCGTCGACCGTAAGTTGGTGGTAAACGAAGAGGAAGCTGCCAAGGTCTGCATGGTGTTTGAACGTTTTGTGGAAATAGGATCCGCGACTGTTCTGGCCCGCGAGTTGCGCAGCGAGGGGTTCCGCAACAAGCAAGGCACGCTGGTCGATAAGGGCTACCTCTACCGCCTGCTCAACAACCGCGTCTATCGCGGCGAGGCTGTCCATAAAGGCAAATCCTATCCCGGTGAGCATGATGCCATCATCAACCCTCGGCTTTGGGATCAGGTGCATGACATCATGAGTGAAAGCCCCCGCAAGCGGGCGAACAATAGCCGAACGCAAACGCCTGCACTTCTGAAGGGGTTACTGTTCAGTGCCACAGGGGCCGCAATGACCCCATCCAGCACCAAGAAGGGCACGCGTCGGTATCGTTATTATGTATCGATGGACCTTCTGAAGAACCGTGAGACGCCTAACGATGGTATCCCGAGACGTTTGCCGGCCGATACCGCCGAGGCCGCCGTCATTACCGAGATCCGCCGCGTTCTGCAAACCCCCGAAACCACAGCACAGGTCATAGCCGTGCTGGATCGTATGGATATCCCTGAGGCAGAGGCCATCGAGGCACTCCAGCACTTCACCAAGCTTTGGGATCAGCTTTTTCCAGGCGAGCAGGCCCGCATCATTCAACTTCTTGTTAGGCGCGTTACAGTGACCGCTGAAGGACTCGTCATCGACATGCGCACTGATGGTATCGCAGGCGTCATGCGGGAGATGATCACCCCACGCAAATTTGAGGCCGCGGAATAATGACCGCGCCCGATACCATCCAGGTATTCGTTCCCCTCAAGCTGCGTAAAAAGAACGGGCGCCCCAAAATCCTGCCGCCCGCCGATTACCTGCCCAGTGCGGACCAGACCCAAGACCCGCACATCCTGCGGGCCATCGGCAGGGCATGGGGTTGGCGGCGGCGCATGGAGGCAGGTGAGTTCGGCACGGTTCGTGATCTGGCAATCGCTGTGAACCTCGCAGAGCGTCATGTCAGCAGGCAGCTACGGCTAGCCTACCTGGCGCCTGAGGTGCTGAAGCGGCTGACCTGCGGGCGCGACGCCATCGCCATAACCGAAATCAACCTCAGCAATTGTGCAGCACTGCCTTGGGCGGAGCAGGCGAAGGTCGCCTTTGACGAAGCAAAACAGGGTGATGCCTGAAAAACACGAACGGCCCTTAGCAGCCGTTCGCGCCTGTTGCGGCGAAGGTCTGGAAAGAGCCCGACACGGCCATCTTGATTTCATGCTGCGTGCGCAAACAACACAAGGACCTCGGGAAGAGCGAAAGAACCTTTACTGCGGCGCAGCGAGGCAAGCGGTCATTAATACAAAGTGCGGCATAGAT